TTTAATGTCATAACACTCATGGCGTTCATCATTTTCTTCCACCCATAATTTATTATGGCAGTGAGCCTCTGAGTGTTGTTTGTAAGAGAAGTCCATGAGCCTAAGTTTGCCCCAGTCTTATATCCTCTGCCTATTAATCCCCAGTCACGAACCGTTTCTGCAGTAACATTGTCTCCAAATAGGTTGGCAACGGATTTATCACTGTAATTGAAGTTTAAAAATCCAGATTCGATATCGGCATCTCCAGCTGCTGCCTTTACTTGATCGACAAGATAGTTTACCATTGTCGGATTATGCTGAAGGGCAAGAATAGTCTTTAATAATTGTATTTTAAGTCTTGTTAGTTCATTTGCTCTTGTTGCTTGGTCAACGTACTCAGACCACAACCCTCTATCCTTTCTTCTTTTTTTGTGGTCTGTAAATAAAGTCCTACCCTTAGTGGCAAGTATTCTGTCGACCAAAACCATTTCTCTTTTGTCAACGTCATTGTCCGTTTCTCCGTATAATCTTTTTTCTATATTGGCAAGCATATCTTCGTAATATTTCTTTTTGTTTTCAAATTCGGATATTCTTTCCAATGATTCCGACCTTTCGGCAGCGTCGGATTCTTCACTTTCCAATATGCTGTAATCAGTGGTCAATTGTGCTTCAATTTCAGGCAGATATGAATTCTTTACTGCGTTACCTGCTTCCTCTATCATGGCAAGATATACCGGCTGCTCGAACTTTATGTGTCCATAGCTCCATTTTGAGGCCTTTCTTACGTATGAATTGGAAGATGCAAAGTTGCCTTCCTTATCTTCCGACAAGTTGAACTGCATGCCTCCTATGTCGTTTACTTTATTTAATGCTTCTTCTATTGCATCCACATCCCACCCCTGCTTCAACAACTGACTCGTAACCTGTTTTTTATAGGAGTTAAACTCTTCAAGAGCTTCCTTATGGTCTCTATTCATCACTTTTTCAAAAAACAATTCATTCCAATCTCTCTGCATGTCTATGGATTCCCACATTTCAGGCATCCATCCGTCGGGAGGTTCATATATGTTGTCTTGGAAATTCACGCCTCTTGTCCAGTTTGCGTATTTGCGTTTGGGAGTAAACGTCTTCGGTATGTACTCGTATTTATGCACTTTGTGTTCTTGTGAGGTGAAAAAACCCTCCTCCAACTCCGAAGGCATCAGATGTTCTTTCAACGACTCTTCCGTAATGAGATTGTTTTTCTTGATGGAGGCAAAGAATTCGTTTAAGTTGTCTGGAATTCTATATACGAGAAATGCGTTCTCTTTTTCACCGGGGTCAACCGCAATGGAACCTTCCTTCATTTGAGAATTTCTTTCTTTTCTCAATAATTTGACTCCCTTTTTGTCACTGTGCATCGGTATCATGACGTATTTTGATTCAATATCCCCTATGTCGTGCCTTTCGGATTCAAACTTTATCATATCAAAAAATCTTTTTCCACTCCATGAGTTTCTCCATGCAATGAAATCTTTAGGATTGGTGGGAATGTCTTTTGGTATGATGTTTCTAACTTCACTATGCATCAATTCTTCGGAAAGGCGAGCAGAAGCCATGGATTTTTGAGCCGATGTCATACCACTGACATCTCCCCTCGCTCCAATACCCATTATTTTTGCGTCGATTGATTGAAGTGAAATGGGGCTTTTTAATCCCGTATTTGGATCGATTATGCTCACTTTCCACGGGTATCCCCTCTGCAAATAAGTATCAAGAAGCTCATCAGTCATTTTTACAAGCTTTCTTGCCTGACCGCTCGGGTCGAGAGCCGATGCCGTCAGTAAAGGTTTCTTTATCGTATTT